ACATCGCCGGTCCCCCCGTCCACCCCGGTCTGGGTGAGGGTGAGCCCGGTCCCGGCGATGAGTTTCGTCAGCAGCGCCGAGCCGGTGGTTGCGGTATTGATGCTCGCACGGATGATCGACCCGGCCTGGATCTGGTCAGCGCCATCGATCAGCGTGCGCGCCATCAGGCGGTCTTTTTCAGCGGGCGGCGATCCAGCGCCGTCGGATCGACGGCGACCCGCTCGGGCCTGCTCACGCGCTCCAGTTCCGCGCGCATCTGCGCGTGCTCATCGTGCAGCCGCGTGTTCGCCTCTACCAGTTCAGCGACGCGGGCCTCAAGCGCCGTCTTCTCCTGCGTCAGCGATCCCGCGATCAGATCGAGGGCGAAGTTCGCCAGCATCGTTTCCGCCATTTCCTCCTTGAGCCGCACAAACAGCGCATCCTTGAGGCCCGGGTTTTGTTCGAGGTTGATCTGCATATCAGTCTGCTCCTGTGGTTAGTGAGGGCGCATTGGGCAACTCCGATACGCTCAGGACTTTGTCGCCCCAGATGACGTATTCGCGCGGCGCTGACCCGGCCTCCAGGATGTCGGAGATCGTTTCCTGCTCGCCGCGCACTTCGATATGCACCGCATGGACGGGGTTGACAGTAATCGTTGTTGTCATGTCGTCGGTCTCCATGTTCAGTAAAAGTAGTTCGCGGCGAGGTTGTCCACCGACGCGGGGGCAAAGTTCATTGTCACAGTCAAGCTCGACACCGTGTAGTCGTACGACGCGCCGGGATGCAGTAATTGTCCGTTCAAAAAGAAACAGAGCGAGGAATTGGCCGGTGCATGGGCCAGCGTGTAAGTCGTGTTTGACCCGTTGATCAGGCCCGAGGGCACCTCGTTGACGCTCATCGACAGCGCGGAGGACGGCAGCGAGGCCGAGGCGGTCACCGCCGACCCGGCGTTGCCATAGAGAAATCCCGTCAGCGAACTCATGATCGGCGCATTCGAGATGGTGGTCGTGCCCGAGAGGGTCGCACCCGAGACGGTCGGACCCGTCGCCAGCACAATGCCGCCCGATGACCCTGCCGCAGCCGTCCCAAGCGCGGTCGCAACGCCGGTGCCAAGGCCCGTCAGGCTGCCAGCGGCATAACCTGTGCAGGCCGAGAGCACGCCTTGCGTCGGCGTGCCCAGCGAGCCGGAGAAAAGCACCGCCCCGCCCGCGCCGTTGACGGCGTTGCCCAGCGCGGTCGCAACACCCGTTCCGATCGGCACGGCGGCCGGGGTCGCGGGACTGCCTGTGGTATTGCCGATCAGCGAATTGGCGGTCAGAGAGGCCATGTTCGACAGCGCGACCGCGGCGGCTGAGAGCGTGGTGACAAGACTTCCCGCCGTCGATGTGATCGCACCCGACAACGCCGGATGCTGCGCCGCTTGCAGCGTCCCGCTCGCCATCGTGGAGAGATTGACCGCGCCCCAGTTGGGCGTCGTGCCGCCGATCAAGACCTGTGCCGATGTGCCGATAGGCAGGCGCGTGCCCGCACCCGCTGTGCCGCCGTAGATCAGGTCGCCTTGGGTCGTCAGTGGGCTCAGAGCGTTGAAGCCGAGCGTCGCGGTGGTCTGCCCGGTGCCGCCATAGGCGATGCCGACAGCCGAGCCGGTCCACACACCGGACGTGATTGTGCCCAGGCCGGTGAGGCTCGATGAGACGACGTTGGCGGCCAGCGTGGTCCCGGTCAGCGCCCCGGCCGGCGCGGTCACGCCTGTTGTCGAGGCAGCCGTCACCAACCCCTTGCCGTTGACCGTGACGACCGGGATCGCCGCGCCCGAGCCGAAGGCGCCGATGTTGGAATTGACCGTCGCCAGCGTCGCCGTGCCGGTGGCACTCAGCGTGAGGTCGCCCGAGAGTGTCGTCCAGGTCGGCACGTTGGAGGCGTTGCCGAGGATCACCTGACCGTTGGACGATGACGCGCTGATCGCGATGCCCGCGCCGCTGACAGAAATGATCCCGGTGCCGACAGCCGTTACATTGCCCGACGAGAGCGTGATGCCGTTGCCGGTGTTGACCGAGAACGCCCCGCCCGTCAGCGTCAGCCCGCCGCCCGCGCCCGCGCTGTAGGTTGTGCCCGACTGATCCTGGCTGAACGCAATCGCGGTGGTATCGACCGTGATCGTGCCAATGGTGGTCATCCACCATTTCGTATCGCCGTAAATTGTGCCGTAACGGTCGATGTAGAAATAACTACCAGGACTGGCGGTTGTTCCCGTCGCCCACCACGCGGGCCGCGTCCACGCGCCAGTGCCGACAACCCAGGGGCCGTTCTGCGATGCCGTCGTTTGCTGGGTCAGCAGAACGATCTGCCCGGCACTCATCGTGTAGCTGTCAACTGTGGGCAGTGCGCTCAGCGTCGCGACATTGGCGACAGCGATCGTCTGGCAGAAGAATATGCCGCCGACGCCGGCCACCTTGTCATCGACATAGATTTTCGTGGCGGCGTCAGATGTGTTGACCGGCGCGCCGACACTCTGGATGGCGAATCCGCCCGCGTTGAGCGAGGCGCCCATCGCAACGGCACCGGTCGAGAGAATGAGCTGGCTGCCGTTGACGATCGAGGCTATCGGCACGATCGCCCCGGTTGCCATCGCCGACCAGGGGACGGTGCCGGCCTGGATCTGTTCGAGGCCGTTGAGCAACGTGCGCGACATGGAGTGTTCCTAGCTAAAAACGAACTGACATTCGGCGCCGTCCCATACGAGACCCGGCGGTATCACTAACGTCGTGCCGGAGACAGAATATTCGGCTGGGCTCTCCACCAAGCCCTGGATGATCAGCAGCATCGAGGACGGCGCGGCTGGGAGGCTGACGCTTTGCCCGGCGCCGACGCCGACGAACGAGACATTGTAGGACGGTACCACCGGGCCGATCGGCCCCGGTGGTCCCGCCGGTCCCGCCGGACCAGCCACACCTTGCGGTCCGGAAATCGACCCGGGCAACGCCAGTTCCATCGTCACGGCCGGGAATGTCAGCGCCTCTATCGTCACGCCGGAATCAACCTGGGTGATGACCAGATTGATTGCGGAGGTAGTGATCGAGAGGTTTGTCACTTCGTGACCGTCACACCGTCACTGCCGGGTCCACGATGATCCCGAAGGACTGGCTTTTCAGCACCACAGCGCCCTGGACGAACTTGAAGTCACAGACATAGGTGCCTGGCTCCCATGTGTCGGTCGCCTGGAGCACCGACAACTGCCCGGCGATGCCGGTCACCACCACGGTCAGCGTGGCGATCAGCGTCAAGGTAAGCCGGTCTTTGACCTGCGCTGTGACTGTGACCCCGGTGAAGTTGAACACCGTGCCATCATCATTCGTTACCGCAATGAGCAACTGCAGGCTGGCGCCTTGCTTGACGTGCAAAGACGGCGCGGGAACGCTGGCCGGTTCAGTGCCATAGATCGAAGCGCTCATCAGAACTTTATCTGCGCCGCGGCGATAAAGAACGCATCCATGTGTGCCGAGGTGGCACCGATCGCGGTGGCGATGTTTGCCACCATCGTCCCGTTGCGGTACAGCGGATATCCCGAGGTCCAGGCGATCTCCGCCATGCCGCCCGTAGCCGCCACCGCGGCGTTCACCACATCAAGCATGGTCTGGCCGCTGACCGCGGGGTTCGGTGTCTGGAACAGCGCCGCCCGCGCCTGGAAGTTCGAGATCATCCCCGGCACTGTAGACGCGGGTGTCGCCGGTGCGACGATCGCGCCTGCCGCAATGGTCGAGCCCTGCCAGGCGGCGGCCTGCTCAACCGTGCAGGCGTAGCTGTTGGGCGGCAGCGTGCCGTCGGTGGTGTAACCGCTGCCCGTCACCTGCCCGGTGCTGGGGTTGGCGGTCAGAAACATCGTGGCACTCATCGTTTATCCTCTCTCACACTCACACGACGTCCGGCACAAACATCAACATCACCTGCAGGCTGAACGCGACGCTGTTCGTGGAGGCAACGTAGCTGGCCGACACGGCGCCACCGCCGGCGATGTGAACCGCCGCCGAGTGGGACGTGCTGGCGATTGTTGAATCGGTCATCGCCAGGCTGCCGTTCACGTAAAGCGCCGCGGTACTGGCCAGCGTGTCCTGCGAGGAATTGTTGCGTCCGCCGGTGGCGTAGAGCATGCCCGGCCCCGGCGCCGTAAAGCTCACCGTTGCGGTCCCCGTCGTCCCGCTAGCGGCATAGACCTGGTTCGCCAGGCCGGTCGGGTTGTTGAGATCGCTGCGCGGGACCAGCGTCGCCTCGGCGGCCTCGGCGCGGGCGATTTCGGCGGCCAGTCCCGAGGCTGATGCCTTGGTCGCCTCGGCGGCCTCGGCGCGGGCGATTTCGGCGGCCAGTCCCGAGGCTGATGCCTTGGTCGCCTCGGCGGCCTCGGCGCGGGCGATTTCGGCGGCCAGGGCCGCGCCTGACGCACCGCCCGCGCCCGCCACCGCGATCAGATGGTTGATCGCCGCCAGCACCTGGTTGAACGTGGTGCCGGTCGTGTCCGGCGTCATGCCGGCCGCCGTGAGCAGCGCAAGCAGCTCCTCCTGCACCATGTTCAGCCACCAGCCGCGGGCTCGCGTCGCCGCGACGCTGCCGGGGATGCCTTCGCTGAAGTAGCCCGCCGGGCCGGTCAGCGGCGGCGGGGCCGGCAAGATGGCGACGGCCGTGGTGTCGATGATCCGTTGCATGCGGCGGTCCTTCAGGAAAAGGCGAAGATCACGGTGGTCTCGGCGGGCGCATTCTCGCGGATGCGGCAGACCAGCTCGCCCGCGTCATAGGTCGTCAGCGGATCGCCGGCCGAACCTGTCCCCGCCGAAAAGTAAAACGTCTCGACTTGCGGCGCATTCACCTGCCAGACGAAGGCCCAGACCGCACCGTAGAGGGGACCGCCGACAGGATCGCCGGCCACGAACGGCCTGAACTCGTCGATCGTGATGGTGAAGCCCAGTTCGGCCGCCAGGGCGATGAAGAAGCCCTTGGACAGCACGCCACGGGCGCCGAACTTGGCGCGCACCGACGCCTGACGTTGGGCCACCGTCGGGTTCGGCGCCGTACAGGGGTCTGGCAGGCCGAGGCTGGCTTCCCACTCCGGCAGCAGATTGAAGGTGGTCGACGGGAAGGCGTCGATCAGCAGTTGCGCGGCGGCTGCGGTGGTCCGGGTATAGGTCGGTGCCAGCGCACCGAGGGTGGCCATCTGCAGCGATCCCGGATCGCGCCGCCAGATGATCCCACGCGGCATCAGTGCCGCCAGTGCCGCCTGGTAGTCCAGATCGCCAAAGAGGGCCGGGGTCGCGGCCGGCGCTATTACCGTCGGCGGCGCGAAGCCGGTGAACACCAGAGCGCCAGGCGCCGGGTCAACCACGCCGTCAAGACCGCCTCCCCCGGCCGGCGCGAAGCCGGTCAGCGTGAGTTCTCCGGCGCCGGGTGTGGCCGGCTGCACGACGACAATCAGGGCCTCGCCCACGAACTGGGATGCGCGCAGCGGTGCGGGCGCCAGCATCAAGGCCTCGCCCACGAACTGGGATGCGCGCAGCGGTGCGGGCGCCAGCATCAAGGCCTCGCCCACGAACTGGGATGCGCGCAGCGGTGCGGGCGTCCTGATCAGCGCCTCGGCGGTGATCTGGGATGCAAGAACCTCATCAGGCATCTACGAGGCGACCTTGTATCCCGCCAACATCGTATTGACGTCGGCCGCTGCCCAACTCGCCGCGGTCGTCGGATTGACCGGGAACACATCGGAGACGAACTGGTATCCGAGGGCCAGGGTCTGCACCGCGCCGGCATGGTCGGTGCCGCCCACACTGAGTTGCTGCGTCAGCGTATGCGCCGTGGCATCGCCGCTGCGATAGGCGCCGATCAAAGATACTGCGATCACGGTGGCGGCGGACGGGACCGAGCCCATGGTGAACAGATCCTCATCGCCCACCGTCGAGGTGGCGTTGTAGCTCGTGTCCCCATCGAACGCGGTCTCGCTCACCTCCTGCCAGTTCTCCCCGGTCAGCGGCGTCCATGTCACCGCGGAATTGGCGGTCGGATACAACGGCACCACCCGCAGATCGCCCATGAAGCCGTTGCACGGGTAAGTCCCCGGGCCTACCGTTGTGTCGTTGTAACGGAAGTCGTCGAGCTGCAGATATGTGTCGTTGTTCGTGTTGTATGAAAACCGCACCCCACCGAATGAACTGTTGCCGCTATTCTGCGTATTGCCGCTGTAGCTGAGGACAGTCGAGCCGTTGACCCGCAAGGACAAAGAACCGGCGGCCGGATCGATTGTCGCACCCACCTCATAGAACGCCCAGACGCTCGCGTTGAACGCATTCGGCTCGGAAGACGCGATCACCGCGCCGCCATAGTTGTAACGATACGCGTCCGTGGTCGGGCCGTTGCGATACAACTGGATCATGCCGGTACTGGCGACGAAGACGAACATAAGCTGCGTTGCTAACGAAATCGGGTCCAACAGCTCCAATGTCATGGAAGACGTCGCAGTGCCGAATGTCAGCCCGAAGCCAAAGAACCCTGACACGAGATTGACGTTGAACGTGCCTTGCACGGTCCCATTGTGGGAAGAGAGACAGGCGCCGTAGCCACCGCGCCCCGGCGTCGTGGTCGACCAACTGGCTCCGCCAGTCGTGGTCCATTGGAGCGCCCCCACGCGGAGCACCATATCCGCAATAGATGAGTAATGGTCGAAGCCTTCTGTCGCTCGGAGGGTCATGGTGAATGTGTCGCCTGAAAGATGCCGGATGCGGAGATCGTTATCGTGTAAGTGCCGCCCGTGCCGGTGATCGTGGTGCCGCCGGTCAGATCGGAAAAGCAAAGCAGCAGATCGGTGGCGACGAGTGAGCTGCCCGCCCGGCGGCAGATGACGCCGTAGCGGAAGGGGCCGGCCGAGAACGCCGGCCAGCTCGGGGAGGCGGCGGTGAAGGTCACAATCTGCCCGGACAGCGTCGTGGTCTCGGTCGCCAGCACCGCCCCGCCCGCGGTGTAGCCGTTGGCGGTGGCGAGTTCATTGGCCGACGCCGCCGACCACTGCGCATCGGTGTTGGGGACCGGGGTGTAGCCGTTGCCGATCAGTGCCATGATGAAGGTGTCCGAGGACAGGTTCATCGCACCGTCCATCAGGGCGAGCACCGCATTGGAATACAAGGTGAAAGCGCCGGCTGCCATGAAGGACCTTTCAGGTTCAGTCAGACGTAAGTTACGGTGCCGAGCGTGAAGATTTCGCCCACTGCCGAGGTGATCGGCCATGCGCCAGGCACCGTGAGGGCGAACGACGGCAAGCCGCCGATCGCGGTGATCGCCGCGTTGCAATCACTTTGATTGATCGAGGTGTTCGCCAGCGGCGAGTCGAGCTGGAGAAACAATCCGACCAGAGCGGCCGATACCTGCGCCTGTTGGGCGCTGGTGATACCGAGCAGCCCGGTGATCGTGAACGACTGCGGCTGCGGCGTCGGTGCCACCGCAAAAACGATGACGGTGACCGGACGGAGAGGATAGATGACATTCGCCACCGCGAGCTGGTCGCCGGTCGCGGCCACGCCGCGGCTCTCCAACGTCGCGACGCCATTGGTGCCCTGCGGAAAGCCGCCATACGCCGCCTCGATCAGATCCATCATGAAGTAGACGGCCACGCTCCCCGGGCCATAGGCGCTGCCAGCGGTCCAGGCCCGGGTGACGCCGGGAACCGACAGCGCCCACGTCTCATAGTCCGCCTGGTTGCCGCCGTGCGGCGGGGAGGCATAGCTCTCCAGCATGCGGCTGCGCATGGCCGGGTCGAGTTCGAGGTCAGTGCCCCCGCTGATCGGGCCGCTGGCCGCGCCGACTGAGTTGATCCCCGGAACCACGGTCGACAGGTTCAGCGGCGTCCCGCTGTCGGTGTTGCCGGCCGAGCCGGCGACCACGGCTTGCACGGTCACGGTGACCGTGGTGCCACTGACCGTCCCGGCGGTGGTGGTGACGAACTGCGTCCCGTCGCCACGGGCGCAGGGCGTGTTGACCGGCAGCGGTGTGGTGGGCGTCCCGGTCCAGGTTGCCGGGCCGGAGGCAAAGGTCGGCGCCTCGCGCAGAACCGGCGTCGGCGCCAGGGCGGCCCAGCCTTCGAGGTATTCGCCCTGTGCGGTGAACGGCACCGCCTGCAGCGAGATCCAGTCGAGGTAGCCGTAGTGCAGATAGGCCAGCCCCGCCTGCACCCAGGCCAGCACGCGCAGCGCCGAGCGGCGCAGGAAGCCGTCCGCGTTCGGCAGATCGGACGCGGTGACGTCCTGCATCGCCTGGGTCCGCAGGGTCGTTAGCGTGGGTCTGGGAAAAGGCAAATCAGACCTCTTGCTGCCAGACAAAGCCGAAGGGCGTCTGCTTGCCGCTCGGTTCGGTGATCAACGCATTCATGCCGATTTGGCCCTTACCGAGAAATTGGGTGTCCACGCTGACCGAGGCCGCCACGCCGTCATCAATCATCCACTGCAAGGCCTTGGTCGCGATGTCATTGGCCCAGTTCAGCGTGTCCTGGTTGGTGATGCGCCAGAAGATTTGCCACAGCCGCGAGCCGATCTGATCGCCCTCGTAGGTATCGGCCCACCAGCCACGCGGATCCTGCGCCTGGCCCGGCGGCAGGACGTCATCGGGATCCGCCACCTGATCGGTGAACCACGACATCAGCACCGCGGTCTCCAGCTCGTGCCCCTGTTCCAGATCGCCGCCGGACATGGCGAAGTCACCGGCGAAAGTGACCGGGTCCAGCACAATGCGGATGTCGCCCATGTGTCAGGTGCCGGGGACCGGCGCCGAGCCGCCGGGATGATGGTGGGTGCCGAGGCCGACCTGATCCGGTCCGCCCAAGCCCTGGATGATCGAGCCGGTCGCGGTGAGATTGCCGGCGATGGAGAGGTTGCCGATCAGCGACGCCCCGGTTTCGCTCATGAGCAGCGAGTGGCCCCACATATCGTGCATCACGACCTGGCCTAGCTGCAGGCCACGGAACCGATAGACCTGGTGGCCGGTCGCGATCACCACGCCCTGGCTGCGGTCGCCACCGAGGAAGAACACGGCCTTGTCGCCGCCGACCGGGAGCGACGAGGAGAACCCGTAATTCAGCAGCGTCGGCATGCGGTCCTGAAATGACAGCGGATCGATCTGGCCCTGATTGGTCTGGCAATTTCCGGTGTCGACCGCCGGGGCGGTGGAGCGCGAGATCGCCGTCATCAGCCGGATCGTCCGTTCCAGCCGCTCGATCCGCATCTCAAGCTGGGGAATGCGCGGGTCCATCAGTTCCGCCCCTTCAGGCCGGTCGTACTGGTCGGTGGCGCCGGGTCCTGGCTGCGGCGGAGGCTGTTCGCCACCTCTACGTCGAAGGGCAGCAGGATCGACGGCTGGATCGACAGCGCCCGTTCCGGCATCAGGTTCAGTTCAGCGTGGGTGCCGCTCTGGTCTTTCCGGAAGGTCACCGAGACGATCACCCAGTTCGCGTTGACCATCTTCAGCTTCGGTATGTTGACACCGGCGTACCAGTTCGGCGTCCACAGTTTCCCGTGGTCGTCGCGCCAGGAGTCACAGGTGATATGCACCGATTCCGAGCGGCCAATGCGGCGGGCCATCTCCCAGTCCGCCATACGCTGCCCATAGTCCTGTGTGCCGTCGGTCTGGCTGGACTGAATAATCCGCGGCCGATACCGTTTGATCGTCGCCAGTCCCGCATCGACGGCGCTGCCTTCGCCGGGCTTGAGCTGAACCGTACTCTCATAGACATTCATAATCGAGGTCGGGAGCGCCCTGACGATCGTGGACGCCGGAGCCAACGCGATATCCACCGACTGACCGCGGTTGTTGAAGACGTTGGGCGTCGTGCCCTCGGTCAGCAGGTCCACCGTGCTCCAGACGACGGTAATGGTGGAGAAACGCTGATCCATCGCCAGCGACGACGCGGCGGCCTCGATGTTCACGCCTTCGGCGAACCCGCTGTGCATCGACTGTGTGGTCTTGTAGCTGGGCGCCCGGTCAAGCACGAGCTGGCCCTTTTCGTCCTCGTAGACCAGATAGCCCTGATACCGCGCCACCCGCTCGATGATGTCGTAGGGCGTCTCGCCGAGTGCCACCTGAAACACCAGGATCGGACCGGGATCGGGCGGGAACGGGCAGCGCGCGGTGATGCCGAACGGCTCGCACAGAATGGTGGCCAGTTCGAGCGCGTTGTAGACCTGGGCCGCGCCGTTGTAGAG